TTTCTGTCGTTTTGTGCAAACTCTAGTATTATTGTGTCCAGAGTAAATGAGGGGTTGGTAGAACCATCTTCTATACGAATAGCTATGGTTTTACCTGAGCCAATAATATTGTTGTTATATACTTTGTCTAAATCTCCACCAAAGGTAGAAGTCCCAAATATAGAACCTGTAGCACCAAAGATAACTACAGAGTCGCCAGTGCTTGATACATTAAATGTAGCAGGTTGTATAACACCTGTGTCTGAAGCTGTACCAAAGTCGTATTTGAGGTTAACATCTAAAGACATATCACCTAAAGGGTCTACATATAAAGACATTCTGTAAAATGTTTTACGGATCTGCGGGTCAGAGATAGGCATGTAAGGAGATTCATAGATAGCCTCAATAATACCGCCATCAAAGCTGCTACCAGTGTCTAGCTCGTAGACGTAGCCATCCTCATTAGCAAAGACTGTAGTTTCGTCATACCCGGCGGTATACTTACTGTCAGTGCAATATGCTTTAATACCCTTTGAAGTAGACCATTGCATACCAGCACCACCTTGGGAGATAGTCTTTGTAGCAATAAGACCCTTAGCAGCAGCTTTCTGTTCAGAGGCTACATAACCAAAGATACGATATTGTGCTTTCTCTCTTAAAACAAGGCTACTAAAGGTGGTAGTAGATTGTAGGAACCCAAAAGCATCTTTAGCGATTACATCAGATGAAATATCTAGGCCAAAGTCACCAATACGATCTGTAGCACTTAACAACCTAATACCATCAGGGGCTACATACATAATGTCACCACCAACTTCTTGAATGGTATCAGCATCAATACACCCAATACGATCTGTGATAGGGCTTGATGTAAAGTCAGCTACAGTTGTACCAGTAATGCGTTTAATAGAATCACGGCTAAATACAATAAGTTGGTCACGGAATACAGCTAGACCTGTGATCTGGTGTCCTGTATTAATTACACCACCACCAGTAGCTGCACTGAAGTCATCATAAGATGATGGAGCAGTGAAGTATAGATTAGTACCTTTAGCATAAAATGTCGTAGTCTTAAATATAGCTACAAAGCTAGAACCTTGTACATCTGTATTAGTAACAGTCGTAACTGCATCAGTAGCGTCATCATATACAGCAGGGGAGTTTATGCTATCAACGATAATAACCTTATGCCCAGCGCCAAAGTTTAACTCTGCGAACCGTGCTTTAGCTCCGTTAAATGTAGAAGTACTCTTTAGAGTCCAACCAGTGCCAGAGCTTCTATAAATCTTGCTGTTTGTACCGTCACTTCGTACTGCAATAAGTTCACCAGCATTAACTACTTTAACACCTAAGACAGGGCCAGATCCAGGCACAATATTAGGGTCATACTTTTCGTAACCTCTAATTTTAGAATAACCACCTTCTTTGGTAACTTCAAAGTTTTGTAAGATTGTAGCAGAACCAATAGCATTAGTACCATGCTGCAACGCACTAAGGTTAGAGATGAGGCCACCTTTAAACTCAATAGGAAATGTTTGCCATTGCGTTGCCATTAGTAATAAACTCTTGTATCTCGCAGGTATTCAGTGCGGTTAATGTGTAAGCTTCTAAGCTGCTTAATTCCTTGTGTAAACTTCTGTATAGCCAATTGTGCAGACTGTGTATCTCCACGGAATTGGTAAACGTAGTACATAGCACCATCAGTGATAATATAACGATATTGCTCTGGGAGGTTGGGTACGTCTAGAGGTTTCTCTAAGTCAAAACCGTTTGTAAAGTACTCATAAACAACTTCATAAGCTTGATCTGGTTTTGGGTAAAAGATAAGTTCACGACTAGGCGTTCTAGCTACATAACGTGGTATACTTGAGGAAGAGTTATACTCGCTATCAGCAAACTTGTCAAGGTATTCTTCATAATCAAGAACCTTTAGTTTGATCGTGCCAACACTAAGGGCATCATCTCTTTTAATGCGAAAGGTATTCATACTTACAGTCTTGGCATCATATGGGATGCTATACCTAGCTGTGTTTGGGTTCAATACTTCTGAAGCCTCTACATGGTTCCACGGCCACTCATATGCTTCCTGTTGAATATGTCTAATAGCACTGTTAATAGAGTCTTTAGCAAAGCTATAGTAACCAGTAGCACCAGTAAAGTTAGTCTGTGTAAGTTCAACTTCGTTTAGTCTGCGGTTAATATCGTTAACCAATGTAAGGTAATTGTATGACATTCTTATTTCTCCTTAACACGCAGGAAGATACTACGCTCATACTGCAGCCCAGCGCTTGTAGTAATTCTACAGCAAATGGTATATCTTACATTATTAGTACCCAATGAGAACCTTGCAGTAGCTACAGCATCAGTAATGGTTCCTTGTACAAACTGTAGGCCATGTACAACAGAAGCACTTGATACTTGTGTCTTTACACCGTCTGCATCATTAATGAACCAAGTAGCAGCAGCTACCAAGTCAGAACCTAGAAAGCGAGACCAGTCTACGCTATAGTCAATAATCTCGTCTTTATCTTTGTCGGGCCACTTGTAAGACATAATAAGTCCTTATGCTGCAATGTATACGGTGTTACTGCCGCTTTGTTGTGTTAGGTATACTGTATAATCTTGCGGGTTAATATAGACAGTGTTATCCATATGCCGCGCTGTTATATGTACAATATTATCTGTAGGGGTTACGTATGATGTTCTAGCTGTATCATATGACACAAGATAGATAACACGGCTTCTGTCATATACATCAGGATCATAAAGGAAGGTAACTGCTACAGGATCTTCTAAGTCTAGATCAAAGGTAGCAGCAACAGAGGTAGGGGTAATATTAGCCTGGCCTGTTACTTCTGATAATTCTTGTATAACTATAGAAGATGTAACACTACCGTTAGTTATATTCGCATCTGCATTAAAGTCAATGTTAGATGTAAAAGTATTAGCAGTAATACTAACTATATTTGTATTCGCCTTAGCGTCTACGTCTGAAAAGTCTGTTGCGTATAATGTTACAACAATAGGACTAGGCGTTATGTTAGCTTTTGCGTCTACATCATATAAATTATTTACTTGTGTTGTTGCATCTACATTAGAGAAAGATATATTGGCTCTAGCATCTACGTCAGCAAAAGAAGAGGCCTGAATAGAAGAAGAGGAGCTAGGTAATAAGGTAATAGCTTTAGCATCTACATCAGCGAAAACCTCTGCAAACATCGCAGCCGTTACAGGTGTAGGTGTTATATTAGCAGTGAGATAAACGCCGTATAATGCATTTAATTGTGTTGTTGCACCTACATTAGAGAGAGGTAGATTGGCCTTGGCATCTATATCTGAAAAGTCAAAAGCTTGAATAGAAGAAGAGGAGCTAGGTAGCAAGGTAATGGCTCTTGCCTCTACATCAGCGAAAACCTCTGCAACTATAGAAGCCGTTACAGGTACAGGAGTTGTATTAGCTTTGGCGTCTACATCATATAATGCATTTACCTGTAAAGTAGCCAATACTTTATTTAATGCTAGAACGGCTTGGGCATCTACATCAGCGAAAGCAAAAGATTGAATAGAAGAAGCTGCGCTGGGCAGTATATGTATAGCTTTTGCATCATATAAAAGACTACTAATATATACAACAGAAGAGACACTACCAGCAAAACCGTTGGCTGCACTGGAAGCGTTAGCCTGCGCTAAAGTTGTTTCTGAGAACGTACTAAAGCCTAACATTTAAAGACATCCTTATTATGGTTTATATTCAGATAAACTGAAATCTATGCCCCACAGTTGGTAGCGGTCATCTATCTTTGGCCAAGTCACACTACCGTCAGGCCAGCAGGTTGTATCGCTGCTAGTTCTTCTGGTGTTGTAGCTGCATCAATAGCAGCATCGGTTGGTGCATTACGCAGCGCTTGCTTGTCAGCCGTAATCTGTGTGGTGTCAGCACCTGTCTCTAGGGCTTTCATAAAGGTTGTGTCTAGTGCAGCCAGTGGTTCAATACGGGCCTGACGAATCTTGTCACGCCAGATGTCCTTGGCTGCTGCCATGTCTACAGAGATAACCCCTGCGTCAGCATCAGCTTCCCAAGCACCACGGAAGGTACGTTCTGCTGGGAGTGTGTAGTCTGCGGCGTCATAAGATGTTGCGCCGATCTTGATGAAAGTCTGTGTCATGTTTAGTTCTCCTTAGTGTAGGTACATTATGCAGTTGTTTATGTAGTCGGTGAAACCCGCATCAACGTCCTCAGAGGCATGCCCGCAGGCGGCAGTTGTATAAGTGGCACCCCCATTATTTGTGTTAAAACCTATAGCTGGCACTGTCGAAACTCCGTTTGTGTTGGATTGACCAGCGGGAACATACGTGGCTGCTGAAAAGCTTGTGGAAAAAGAAACTGTGTAAACACCTGTATTGTTATCTGTTACAGAGCTTACGTTGCCACTAGCTATAAGGGCGTTGCCGCCTGAGTTTTTCCAGTTTACCCAAGCCTTAGCCGTGAAGTTACCCGCACCGCTAGGGCTGGCAGTATCGAAGTCGTCGTCACCTCTAAGTATAGTAGTCATGTTAGCCTCCGTTAAGTGTAAAGTTAATCATCGCACCACTACCAAACAGGACTTTAGGGGGTCGGCCCTATTTCCAGAGTATTCATCCCTAAAGTAAGCTATTTGTACCGCCGATGCAGAGTAAGTGCCGGAAGTAGACCCGCCAGCAGATATGTAGCCATGAACATGGTGTGAGGCAACAGGTCCGTCAGCGGTTTGTTGCGTACTGTAAGTATTATCAGAAAGGCTGTTGGAAAAGTTGGCTGTGTATATGCCTACGCCATTATCCGTAACAGAAGACATGTTTCCACTGCCCAAAATCGAACTGGCAGAAGCGTTATACGTCAACCAAACCCTAGCAGGATAAAGACCAGCACCACCTGTAGTCTGTAGGTTATCAACCTTTATTGTACTCATGCTGCTATCCTCCAAGCATTGCGAAACTGCCTGTCACTTGGCACGTCTTCTGTTTTGACAATCTTGAACATCGGTCGGTTGTATTCCTGAGACCAGATGTGACGAGGGATGTCCTTCATTACGAGATACTCAATGGCCTCTTCCTCTGTGAGGGGGTCAATACGAGGTGCAGTCCACTGTGCCGCATGTTTCTCTGGGTCATGTTTAAAGGTGTCGTGGCGACCCTCTGCGATGGCTTGTTGCTCATCGTCCTGTAATGCCCAGTAAACGGAGATAGGTGGCAGTAGCCCCGCCTTGGCTTCTTCAAGCCAGTTGTCACTGGGGACAAGCACCATTGCGGGTTGCTCTGGTTGCTCTGGGTCTTCGAAGATTACTCTGTATTTGCTCATTTAACTAAGTTCCACAAGGCTAACGACTGAAGAACCAGAGAATCGCCAGTAATGGCTCGGTGGCACGATTAGGGTTGCCATAGCACGTTCGTAGTTACCATTACCTCCTCCCCAATAATAAACTCGATACCACGTAGTGCCATCTGCGGACACATCCAATTGGTCTGCGTATCCCACAGCTTCGATCATTACAATCTTAAAGGTTGTCCCTGTGTTTTGGTGTGATGTGTTGGAACCCGCCCTTGAGGGGGTGCTGTAAGTAGTCCCAAGAGTAGCCACATTACCGAGATTAACATCTTGGTCAGGGAACGTAATGGTTCTGTTCGCTGCGGTAACAGGAGCAGTCAGTGTTACTGAACCGCCACCCGCACTACCTTGTAGTTTAATAGTTGCCATTTAAATCACCGTCCATGTTTCACCAGCGCCTACCGTAACGGTTACGCCTGAGTTAATTGTAATGGGACCAGCACTCATTGCGTTCTTGCCGTTTGTGATTGTGTAACTAGTTGTCACGTTCTGACCGTTTTCCCAGAAGATTTCATCGTTACCTCCACCGCCTGCACCCGCTGCAATACCAGTCAGACTAGAGCCGTCACCAGCGTAGGATGTAGCTGTGACTGTGCCTGTAACAGTTAGACCTGTAGATTGTAGCTTCATGCGTTCAGTAGTAGCGTAGGCCACGCCAGCGGTAGTGGCACTGCCCATTTGAAAGCTCATGTTCGGGTTAGAGGTGGCATCTGTGTTGACCACAATGCGTGCGCCGTTGCCTAGCTGTTCTGGTATACCTTGCTTGTGGTTAAATGTAAGATTAGCGTTGCCGTAGCCATCATTGATAGTCATGGCAACGCCGCCACTGCCCCGCCCAGACGTAAGGTTGCCATTGGTGGAATACTCACCTGTGCCAGAGGTCTTGCTCAGTAGCTGGTCAAATGTCTGATCTGCTGTGGCACCTGTTTCAATGCCGACAAGTTTAGCATTGTCAGCAGAAGTGAAAGCTGTGGAATTGCCTTCGTGAAATACTACGTCTCCTGTACTGTATGTTGTTCCACTACCTGCTGGGTTGTACCTAAGTACATTACCCACACTGCCCATGAAGCCATCAGCACCAAACATATTGTAGTTGTCAGTGCCAGTCCCCTCTTTCAATTGCATTCTTTCGCCGTACACATGCACTGTGTAGTTGGCGGCATGGTCATGAGATAAGGTGGGTACACCATTCTCAATAATGAATTCAGGGTTGTTGCTGCTTGTACCACTTTGACAAGTTACATTCAGTTTCCATGTGCCGCCCTGATTCCAGTATACTGCTGTTGCTGAATTATCTGTACCTGTAGTAGCAATGTGAGCAGTAAATCTATAAGTACCACCATTTGGGATTGTCGCACCGTTCCATAGCAGTGCCTGTCGATTGGTTGTACTAACCGAATAGTCAGCAGAATAAGTTTCGAAGTAGTCATTATAATTGATACCACCAGTCATAGTACCACCAGCCTTAGGTAAAGCGTTAGTAGCTAGAGTACCTTGTGCTGATGTAGCGAAAGAACTTGCGTGTAAACCATCAAGCAAATCAGCATCTAATCCAGAGCCAGCGCCATCTACAGTTTTGATAGCTGTCAGGAGTTGTGCAGCAGTTTGATCTGCTGTGGCTCCTGTTTCGATGCCATCAAGTTTAGTATTGTCAGCAGAAGTGAAAGCTGTGGAGTTAGCCGATGTCCAGACTTCCCCCCCAAAGATATAACCTTTGTTTGTATCAGCTTCTAGCTGCATGGGAAAAGGGCCTTCATGAGCGCCGCTTTCGTCACGGTCAGTAAGCACATAGAAGTTGTTACTGTTAACGTGTACCCAAAAGTCATCTGCGCCAGAGCTTGTGTCGTTAAACTTTATCTGGGGGTTAGCATTTGAGATGGTTATTTGACTAACCGTAGTATCCGCTGCATCACTTCTCAGGAATGACCCTGAGCCGAGGCCATCTAGAGTACCAGCGTTAACACCTGCGGTGCCATTTACGTCTACAGTTTTGATAGATGCCAAGAGTTGGTCAGCAGTTTGGTCAGCGGTTGCGCCAGCTTCAATGTCATTTAGCTTTGTATGGTCAGCAGAGGTGAAGTTAATCTCTGTTAATTCTCCGTCTCCAACACTATACTGGTCAGTGTACGCTAGTGTTTTCGGAGTCCCCCAAGTTGTTGCAGTCTGCACAGCTTGGTAGTGTTTAATCAAATGCGTGGATTTATCTAAAACTAAGGCATTAGCCTTTCCACCAGTCGCATCAGAATATGTATCGAGAACAATGACATCTTGGTAATCAGTGTCAGCCGATCCAGTCATTCCACCTAAAGATGAAAAGAAAGATTTAATGCCTCTTTTGGTACTGCCTATGCCTGACGTGCTGGGCTTCATGTCCCTGTCGTCTGTTGCTGGAAGGTAAGCTACTTTAGCTAATATCTCAGCCGCTGTCTGATCTGCAGTTGCCCCTGTTTCAATAGTGTTCAGCTTTGTACCATCGGCAGCTACGTCACGTCCGTCTACCGTGCCAGTTACAGCGATGTTACCTGTTATGGAAGTACCTGTGGCGGTGGTGTATAGTTTTACTGCGTTGTCGTAGTAAAGAGATACTGCTGCATTTGGAAATGCGGTAATATACAACTCTGC